CGTAGGTGTCAGGCTCTCAAAGCCGTGGGTCTTGGTGTTCTCGTTGTGCTGTAGCACTGGAGCCGCCTTTACCTGAGCTTCAGAGGCATCTGCGGGTAGGAATGAGAAGCCGTAGGTAGCATTCGATGGTATCGAGAATACAAGCATACGTCTGCCGACCGCTTTCTCTCCTCCCATTTCTCGCAGTAGACGGGGTGATAGTGTTATTGATGAGTCTCGCGAGTCGATGGTCACAAGGCGTTTGCGCTGGTCGAGGAGCTTCTTAAACATAGGGCTGGAAGTTGGTTATCTTGGTGCGGCTTCGGAATGATATCGTCTTGATGAAGTTAAACGACCTGTTTGACGCAAGGGTCTGTCGGTGAGCCCTCGCATCCTCCTTTGTCTCGAAGATGCGTGAGGCTATCTCGCAGTTGCGCGTGCCTATATGGTAGACGATATTCGCGTAGTAGCGACGGCCGAGGATGTGGTCGATGATTAGTGATAGTAGGTTCATAGCTCTGTTTTTGAAGTAGCCCCCTCTCCGCTTGTCGTATGCAGAGAGGGGGCTGGGTTAGTTACTCTTTGGGGGTGTTGTGCAGTGCATCAAGGAACGCCTCGGCTATCGCCTTGCCGTATCGATCGGAGAATACCCCGTGGAAGCCGATAGTGAGGCGTACACCCTTCATTGAGAAGATTGTGCCTGTGTCTTGATCTATGCCCATCTGGAGCCCCCTGCGTAGCTCCGTCCACTTTATGCGAGGGTGAGAGATCTTCATGACTATGCAGCTTTGATGATGTCTACAATGTCGAGGACTCGAGCGTCGGTGACGTCTTGAATACGTCCGTCGCTTGCCATTTCGCTGGCCTCCATGATTGACAACTCCTTGACAAGCGTCTTGCGAGTGACCTTCTTGCCGTCCACCTCATCGACGACACTCACGATATAGTAGCCTGCAGACGTGCTGTCCACGTCAAGCCCCATGGCGTCGCTTACCCCTAACGGCTTTAGGCTCTTGATTGTCACGGGTGATGGCGTGAGCTCGTTGAGGTACTCCAGCGTGCGGGCCTCGGCCTCTGTGTAGGAGGCTGCATTGACGAGGTAGGTCTCGGTGATTTTCTTGTCCTCCAGGTTATGGTAGGATACTCGTGCGATAAATAGGTCCATGTTAGTTTGTATTAGTTTTCTATCTGTTCTTTACATGTAGGTGACGAAGGATTAGCCACCTACAATGAGTGTCTGCATCTCGCTTCATCATCTCGATGCCGAGTGTTGCATGTTATTTCTTGATCAGTTTGAAGAGACTGCACACCTCGTTTACATAGAATGATTGCGCCTCCTTCATAACCTCGTCGAGGTTGTTGTGGTGATTCTTGTAGCCTTCACGGACATCCATACCATTCTTGGTTATTGTGAGGTACTTCTCATCCATCCATAGTATTGAGCGTATCTCCATCTCGATATTATCGACTCCAATCCCAAGTATTGCTCTATACGTTAGGTTTTCGTGTGTATATGTCCACTGAATGGGGTTCAGTGATCTTCTTACGTCTTCTCGTGTCATTTCTCCTCGAGGTTAAAGTGTGATAGTATCTTGTTCTTTCGGTACTCCTCGGCCGCTTGCTTAGCCTCCGCCAAAGTGTTGTACTCCACGTTGTCGAACGAGGTAGTCCACTTCGGGTACACCTCGCTGATGAACGCCTCCCCGTCTATGAATTGGTCTGCTTTGTAGGTCGACCTAAGGACGCCCATCAGCTTTCGCCATTCGAGCGGGCGGAGGGATTTTAGTAGTTCTTCGCGTGTCATTTCCTACTTCCGTCTTCTATCGCCTTGATAAGGGCGTTTCTATGATGCTTTATGCAGGCGTTCATTGCGCCTTCAAGGTCGCTGTACATACCCTTGACGTATTCGTCATCAGGCGTCATGATTGAGTATGACCCGCCCGAATACTCTACCTCATAGTACCCGATTTCTGTCTGTGTAAACCACGATTCTGCACACTTATACTTAATGAAGTGCAACGTGACGTTGCTCTGTATGTAGTCTTTGATGTCGTTGAGTGTCATAGTGTCTTTACCAATTCTCTAAGGTCTTTCATACATAGGTGGATAGAGCGCATCCTTGTTTGCGCGTCCTCTCTACCTTCTATTTCGGTTTCTACGCTTAGATCGTAGTCACCTTTGTATCTCCTGTCATTGGTGCTGCACATTGCTCGCAGGTGCACCCACTTTGGGTTGTCGTCGTCCCCCATATTGATGCACTTGTATTGCACAATAGCTCCGTTGTCGAGGGCGGCTGTTCCGATTAGCGTCCCCTTCTCATTCTCTTCCCACGTTAGCGTGGGTGCTATCTTCTGTGTCATAGTTCGTTGTGTTGTTAGTCTTGATTATCTCGGTTGAACATTGAGTATATCTGCTCGACTATCCACGCTCTCCCCTCCGCCTTAGCTTCTTTGAGGGTGGGGAGGACCATATCGAGATTGCTTTTCAAGCGTTCCGATACAGAGTAGACGCACCAGCCACCTCCAGCTGAGTACTTGTAGATGTGTATCCGCCAAGCATTCACCATTGTCCACCATTCGTCGTCGCCAGCCTTGCACCATACAAGCGGTCGCAGGCTTCTGTCGATGAGCTTGCGGGAGATAGCCTCGGTAGGATATGGGGCTTTTGCCCTCAGCTCCGCTCGCATTGCTTTGAACATGTTTATGCACAACCGATTGGTCTTGGCGAGCTTCCTTATGCAGCGTTTAAGCTCGTCTATCTCCTCGTCCTTGGCGGCCACCTCCTTTGCGAGCTTCTCCTTTTCTTGGAACAGCGAGTAGTTGTGCTTCGTGAGGCTCTCCCGCAGGGCTTCCTTGGACTTGTGGAGCTTCGTCAGCTCCTTTCGCTCGCTCAAAATCGTGAGCGTCGCTGCGATAGACCATACCAGTAGGCCACTGCAAGCGATGATTAGCAGGTCGATTATGTTGTCCGTTGTCATTGGTCGTCGAGTTAGTATGGTGTTATATTTTCGAGGGTGGCTACCTCGCCTATGTTATACTTATGGTAGGTCGTTTCATCCACTGGGACGAAGTGCTTGCCATCTTTACACATAAGTACGACGCCATACACGTGACGCCCTCTACTTATAAGCCTGTGGTTCTTTCTTATGACCACTCCCGTATAGTAGTCTGGCTGATTGCAGGAGACTGAAACCACGACTACCACGGAGAGGAGGAATGTGAATAGCTTTCTCATATTAGTATTTCTTCCCGTGCAGTGCAGGGCGTGTGGCGTTGTACTTCAGCTTGAGTTCGATGTGCGTCATAAGGTCGATGCCGAGGTGGTCGCAGAGCTGTTCGAGGCTCTTTATCGGGTCAAGAACAGCCTCCAATGTGGAACAGAATGAAAGTGGAAGCACAGATGAGCATACGACACGCAGAAGGGCGTCTGTGAGATCCTTTGGTGGAGCCGTGTTCCCAAACTCTCCTCTCACGTTGTCAAGCCCTACAAGAGGGGTGCCGCTCTCTATCATCCACCCAAGCAGGTCGAGCAGGCGTATCACTGCGTCGGCAATTTCGCCCTCCACTGTGTCCTTGACAAGGCGGAGGAACTCTTGAGCATAGGGCGCACCCGCTATACGCTGTAGTGTGTCTATCGTGTCGGGGTCGAGCTTCGCCCATTTGCCGATGCGGTCAGCTTCCACTGCCTCGGAAAGCTCCGAGATAACCAGCATCAGATAATGCCCGACGGAGTGTGGCTCATCCCAAAAACCTTTAGCCACCGCCCGCTCGTGGCAGTCCTTGGCGTAGCGGTTGAGCGTGTCTGCGTTGTAAAGTCTGTATGTCATATCCGTTGCTATTTTGTGATGTGTCTATTAGTTCCCGATTTGGAAGAGCGTGACGAAAGCCCACACAAGGCAGGCAGTCCCGAAGATGTTTATCGGGATAAGCCACCAGCGCAGCTCCCTCCCCTCCTGCTCGTCCTCCTCCAGCAGTGCGTATGACGTCGGAGACGTAATCAAGCCCAGGAGAAACAGGATGAGAAATTGAGTAGCCATAGTTAGTTATAGGGCGACTATGGTTAAGCCTCCTGCAGGGTCACATACCATTGTGAACTTGGCGATGATGTTGAGGTTTTCCATGATCGCCATCGTAATCTCACCCATTTGGGGTAAGAAGGAGAGGTGTTGACGTACTGGTACAACCCTAAAACGGATGCGTACCTCATCGCCAGTGGTAGATATGAGTCTGATTGTTGATGGCCAATCCATCCGTATGGTCTTACCTATATTCTGCATATCAATATCAAACTTGAGGTGCGCAAAGTCTGATCTTTTCACATCCTCAATACAGAGGTGCATGTTGTATTCGGAGGGCATTCGGTTATAAGACACCAGCCTGATAAGATTAGACTCCTCACTGACAAACTCAAGTCCGACGCATTGAGCATCATGTCTACTCCCTACATTGTCACCTGCTGCTGTTGTTCCAGTAAACACCAGGCCCTTGATCTTTTTAGTTTCTTCTACTCGTCTCATGTCTTTAAGTTTTAGTCTTGTTGGATCGCCCTCCTTCTCTATGAGAGGTCGGGGAGTGCGTTGTGGTCGTGATACCCGAGTGCGTGCTTCGACGCGTCCCATTCGGGAGTTGAACTCGGTGAGGCAGTCCACCATGGATTGGTAGACCTCGTTCTGCCCCTTGCAGCAGTCCCGCAGTGTCGTGTAGTCCTCGGTCAGCTTAGCGATGTCGGACTTCAGACTGGCGTGCATGCTGTCGGAAAGGCGGATGCGAGAGTGGATAGCCCAAATGAAGTAGGCTGCGGTCAGGGCGCATACTATGAGTAGGCCCAGTGTTACGTATGTCATCCGTTAAATCCTTTGATAGGTGTTGCGATGTGGTGGATAGCGAGGAGCAGCGCGTCGCGGTCCTCCTGGTTGGTAGCCCTTTGCTTGTGCTTGGGCAGTGTAAGTCGATGGCGCTTGCATACCATCAGGAGCTCCTCGTGTGTGATCTTCCCGTTCTTACCCTTCCACACCTTGCGGAGCGGAGGTTGGCAGATGAGCGGGAACTCGTAGTCGGTGATGAGGTCGCGCAGGATCTCTCCAACCATGGCGCAGCGTCCGACGTTGTAGCCAGTCTTGGCTATTGCCTGAGCTTTCACCTGTCCAACTATGTGTCGGTTGTGCGATGTCTCCCACACATTCTCGAGGACAAAGCGGTAAGAGTAGTCGGTATCGAGATACTGCTCGTCTTCCTCGTTGCGCCATTCCTGGAGCAAGCGTACGATCTTGGGGATTGTCAGCTGCTCCAGGTGAATAGTGCGGTCGGTGATATTGATGCAAGCCCAGCCCGATCCCTGAGTGTCAGGGTCGATGCCGATGATGAGGTTATGGATTGGTTTACTTCCCATAGAGTTTGTCTGTTCCATATGCTATCTCCATTCTTAGGAGTATATCTTTTAGCAGTTCATACCTAGCTCCATCGATTAGCTTTTGATTTGTGCTAACGAGGGATAAGTCTAGTAGTTCTATATGCTCTTTTACCTGTACGGCATATGCTACTTCCTCAGCAACATCCCATCCATACTCATTGTCCGTGGCTATTCGTATGCCGTAAGAAAACACCTCCTGAAGATGCATGCTCATGAAGAACTCTGCGTTGCCCGATGATACTACTATCGAATAACTCAATAGTTCTTCTACCTCTTTTGCAGAAATTCTCTTTGTCCCTAGACTACGATCAACCAGCATACGCAATCTCTTCGGGTCGCCTTTCTTTAGGCAGTAAAGGTCTTTGTCGTGTATGCGGATGTACCTACTAGCCTCATCTGGGTTTGAGCAATCTGCGTATATGTTGATCTCTTTATTGGTTCCCATATTGCTGTCGTGTTGCTTGTGGTTACCAGTAGATAGATCACGTGGAGCTATCTACTGGTAATCTGTTGTTATGGGTTGTCGTTACTTAGTGAGGTGCAGGAACTCGGGGGCTACTCCATACAGAGGCGTTTGCCCGTCCCACTTCTCGATGAACTTAGCGTAGAGCACTTCCTTCGTGAGCCCTCGGCTGATGATAAGAGCCTGCTGTGTTCGTAGCTCTTCCAGCTCGTTGCGCTTCTTCTGCTCTAGGATCTGCTGGTCTAGCACTGAGATATTGGTGTTCACCTCATTACGGCTGTCGATCTTCTCTCGTACCTTGTTGGAAAACTCCAGCTGGGCGGAGAAGGTGATCAGCGTGAACCCTCGCTTCTTGAACTCTTGGCTGATAATCTCCTCCAGCTTGCGCTCGAAGGCTAGGCTACCGCCATCGGCCATCAGGCTATCTGTCTTATGCTTTCGGCTTTCTTCTTTGATTAGGTCGTAGATGCGTGGCTCTAGCACGTTGTCCTCTACGCTCGTGAGGAAGTCGTCTCCGTACCCGATATGCTTGTTGTCGAACACTACGTCGACGGCTCGGTCTTTAGCTACTCGGTAGGAGTATGTCGGACGTGCTGAGAACTCGGTGTTATCAGCCGCTTTGAGTCGCACGGGAGACTTGAACTCACCTCGTTGCTCGAAGAGCGGTACTTGGTACAGCTCCGATCCAGGCTGGATCGTCCATACTCGACCAGAGACTACCGAAAAATCTTCCTTCCCCGACTTGCCGTAGTTCTCCATGAGCACACCTGCGTAGTTGGGTTCTACTCTTTCGCAGGCGCAGAGTAGTAGCGCCATGATCGCCAAGAGGGCGATCTTACTTAGTTTCTTTACCATGATTCACTAATTCTTTTAGAGTTAAGGCCATAGGCCTGATTAAGAGGGCTGAAGCTATGAGGATGGCTAGGCCTATCCACACGCTGTATCGGTTTGCTACCTTTGTCGCTGTGTAGATCATAGCCTGCTGAGCTATGATGATACCAGCTAGCTTGATGATCTTTCGGTTCATCTCGTCTGATCCTATCTAAAATGGGAGGTCGTCGGCTCCCCCCG